ATACCCCGGTTTCAATAACCTTAATTCCTTCATTGGGAGGTAAGACGCCTAACTCCATCATACGCGTAATAACCCTTTGTACTTGAGCTTGGTCTTGCAAATCTATAGTCTCAAATTTAGCCACAGGAGCGTTTCGGAAACCGTAATTTTTGCAAAGCTGTTTTATCTCGGGCTGCAAGAAACTGTTCAAAAACGCATCTCTAGATTCCTTCAGCCTTTGCAAAAACATTTGAGCTTTAACCTCTGTGCTTGCAAATTTTTCTTGATTAAGGATGATGTTCTGAAGCCCCTCTTTAATATCTTGATTAACTACTTCGTACTTGGCGGGACCAATCACTTTCTGAATATCTGGGATAATAAATTCTGCCTTGGTTGTATAGTCGCTAACAAGAATACGGCCTACGCTTTGATTTTGAAATAAAGACTGCATAGCTCGAATATTTCGAGGATTAACCCCTCCCTTATCCGGCGTGGTACCCATGGTAATCATCAAGACTACGTTTTCGATTGTCCTGCAAATAGACTGATCGATTTTTTTCATTTCCAATTTAAACTCAATATCGTCTAAAACGGGAAAACCAAAAGGAATGGCAAAAGGCTCATAATCCTGCTTTTTATAAAAAGCATACTTTAACCGTTTTGGATCAAGGTCCACCCTTAACCCATTCATCGCCCAAGAATCATTTTTAATTTTATTTCTAATGTCTGGATCTAAAGCTTCGTAGAGCTCTATGTCTTCATCTGTCTTTGGGTTTTTAAGCCTTTCTGCTTCGTATTCGCTTAGCACTTTTGCATATAGCCCAATGTCAAAAGAAGTGGCCCGTTTTGCCACTATATCGAAAGGATTCAAAAGTATGTAACGAACAGGTAACTTGTTGGTTTTCAAACTCAAACCAAAGTTTCTCACTTTAGAAAAGTCCTCTACATTTATTTTTCCTTCGATGGTATACAAAAAGACATTTCCACTTCTATAAAACTCTCTAAAAAACTGATCCTTTAAATTCCAAATTTTAATTTTTTTCAACCATGCATTAACAAAAGCCCTAGATTTTGCGTTACCCCCTTCAAGATACATGGTAGAATTAGCAAAATCAGCCATCATATCAATAGCATTTCTAAAAACCGCTATATTACAATAAGCTTTTTGAGCAAGCTCTATTGCGTCCCTAACATTAACCCCATCTAAAGCGTATTCATAAGGAAGCATTCCCGCCCGAATATTGGCGTACTTAAACAATTTAGGAGCAATCGCAATATTATTACGACGGCTTGTGGTACTCGACGAAGGGCCTCCCGCCCGAGCATACGCCTTAGACTCGTAATTATAAAAAGACTCCCCAATCAACTCTGGTTTGTAGTTGGGCATCGTACCCCCTTGGGTGTACGAGAGATTTTCCGCCATTTTCTCTTGCTGTGCCTTGAACTTATTCCAATAATCTGATCTTTTGGTATATTTTCTTTTTTCCGCCATGTTAAAAATAAATTACACTTAAAGTTAATAAAGTGACTTTCAAAGTTACTTTCTCTACATTATAAACTCCGGAACAAAGGTTTCTATAACATCTTCAACTTTAAAATCTTGGGCATCCATATAGACTTTGGCCATCCAATTGGCCAAAACAAGAGCCGAATAAGAATCCTTACGGGCCTTATCTGGTACACTTTGTCTCCGTAAATTAGGGGGTAAATCAAAGGTTTGAGTTCCTTGGGAAGTAGTTGTAATCTGAACCAAAGCGCATTCGTTTTTGGTTAATTCGAGCATATCAGATTGATGCTCAATAAAATCGATCATTTTGGCCGCAGGACTTTGTTTGGACTCCTCTGAAGTACGTAAAAATTTAATATCGGTTATCGGAATACTTTGACGTTTTTGTTTAGAATAAGAGTCGTCAATTGCTCTGCTCGCGAAATATAATCTCCGATGATCAAAATTTGCTTGCAGCAATTCGTTTGCCTGTCTAATCCAATTGCTTGTAGGCTTCCTTAAAATAACGTGTTTATAGTCCTGTTTGTTGTATTGTTGTTTGTATGATTTTAAATCGTGTTGATATTCCTCGGGTTTATCAAGCCCCACATCAATAGTTTGCAATTTAATATTTTTTTGTTTAAAGGTGTCGCTTTCATTGCAAGCTTGCATAAATTGGACTCCTCCGTTATAATCACCACACACAGCAACCACGTTAAAATTTTCCAAACAAAATAAAAAATATTTAATATGATGTTTTAAAGATGTGCCAGACAATGCATAACTATGAACCAAAGTAACACTTTGGTTTTCAGGGTTTAGTTTTAGTATTTGGACTGCAAAATCATCAGAACTTTCTGTTTGAGACCACGAAGGATCAAAAGCTAAAATATACTCGCTGTCAGGATCTCCTTTTACCTCAATGCAAGGCAGCTCCCCGTCGGGTACAGTACACAAAGCCATCTTACTGGTTTTGAAATACCCCGAACTATCATCTGTAAAAATAGCTCCAAATTCTCGTTCGAATTGAGATTGACTCATTGTTGCTTTCGCCTGATTGATGAGATTTTCGTCGTATAATTGCCGTGGAGCACAATCGTAACTATATTGCATCACACAGCGAGAGGCTTTATCTTTAGTAGCATCTAGAGTAATAAGGTGCTCAAAGTGAGTGTAAAGCTTGTAAAGGTATTCAAATTTATAAGAAGCCGAAGAAAGAGCTATTAGCTTATTGTTCGGCCACACATAACGGTCCTCTTCCTTCATTTTTTTTTCTTTTATCAAACGATTTTCTAATTTAAAAAGATCATCTCTTTGGGTGGGGTTTTCCACCACGGACAAAAACGGAACTATAACCTCATTATAAATTCTTTCCGGCATCAACAAAAACTCATCAATAATTATTCTATGAAAACGAAAGCCACGCAACTTTTCACCATCCCCTAACGGAAGAGCTCGAATGCGGCTAGCCCCAATTTCCATCAACCACTCATCGTTACTTTTAGACGTCTTTGTTATGCATTGCCTAAAAAAGGCAGCATCAGGCTTGTTGGCTATATCTTCGATTTTTTTAAAAATCATTTTGGCTTGCCGAAACGATTTTGACAATATCCCTATTTCTACGCCTTGGTTTAACGTAGCATCTAAAGCTGCAAATACCCCCGTTGTAAAAGATTTAGACATTCCTCGAGCCCAAACCCCTAAAAAATAATCAGTTTCAAACATCGATTTGATGGCCATATGCTGGAAAGGGAAAAGCTTTACCCCCAAAATTAAATCAGCAGTAAAAGTGATGTTGTTTCTCAGAAATTCATACAAAGCTATTTTAGCTTCTTTTTCTTGAAGAAACCCTTGTAGCTCTGAAAGCTCCTTGTTGCTACGCAGTCTTGGCGCACAACGTTGTTGCTGTCCTTCATCCCAGCTCATTTTTTTCTAAAAAATACTGTACGTCCGTTTGCCAAACTTTCTTTCCGTGCATCAATAAACGCGGAATTAAGGCGGCAGATCTTTCCCTGTTTTCTGCAAAAATAAATTGACACACGCGATCATACTCATGAGAAATTTCTTTCACCTGTTTTAGCACATAATCCATATTAGTCCGACGATTAAAAATTTTATTTTCTTTAATTATTTTTTGGACGCTAGATTCAACTACAACAAACAAATAAGAATCCATTTCCTTGGCGCGTTCAATCTCGCGTTTAAATCGGTCTACGTTATGCTTATTCAATGTGCCCTGCAAATCGCTTCCGGACTTTCTATCCACAAATGTATAAGTATAATGATCTCCAAGGGTTGTATAGTCCCCTATGTCAAGTTTTAAAATTTTGCTTTTACAGCTAAATTTCAAGGGCTTTTGCTCACGGGTATCTATAGCAATAGTCAAGTCTTCCGGAACCTTTTTCGTAAAGAAATCTTTAGGTAAATTCTTGTCATATAAAGGCTCACACCCAATAGCTGCGCAAGCCGCATTATAACTCCCAAAGAGTTGCTTATAAATTTGAATTGAAGGTATAAAGGAGTTTGTTGTTTCTAAATGGAAAGGGCCGTATTTTCTTTGTTTTTTCCAATGCCTTTTTTGCAATAACGAAAGTATATATTCTTTCACTTCCTCTCTTGGGTTTTCTTCGCACCATTTCAACAACTGTTGCTTGGTGGAAAAATCTCTTTCAAAATATTCTTCAAACCTCTTAAAAGGAAGAGGGTCTCCAGTAAGCTTATTAAGTCGGGGGTAATACTTAGTATAATAGGAAGCTAAATTCAAATCATGCTGTTTAAGATGCTTATGTAAAGAAGCTCTACTCGTAAATTCTTTTTTACAATTTGCACAAGGATAAATTTTAGTAACCACCCTTTCCATTATATCGCGTCCTCTTTGCTAATCCCCAACACGCGAGCCTTCCAATCCGGCATCTTTTCTACTTCGTCAGCTTCCTTTTTCACGGCCCTTTTTTGCATGTCCGCCATTTTTATCATCAGCTTTCTCTCTTCTTCGTCTTGAAAAAGTTGAACCAATGAAATAACAGAAGCATTACGTTGTTGTTGGTTAGCTATACGTTTCGCCCTCTCCCCATTTAATTTTGCGAGCATTTTGTCTATACGATTAATGCATTGGTTATATTCTTCAGCTTTCGTTTTAAGCATCTCTGTTAACCTCATAGTTAAATCATTTTGACCTTCCGTATCATCAAACATAAGATTTAATTTTTGTTTTTGCTGTTCTATTTCCTTAAGGTTGACGTAATCCATACATACATTCACATACAAATTCAATTCATCAGAAGTTAAATCCGGTTTGTCCCACGTACTTCGAATATACTCAGATTCAAAAAGATCCCGGCTTTGCTTGGTTATATAAGAACCAATAACCTGAACAAACCTAGGGGCATTCAAATATGTAATTAATTTTTCTACACATTTACGATCCTGCAAATTCATTTTGGATGTATCGAATTCTTGTGAGGCCACTTTGTTTAACCTCTTCACCGCGGTGGATAAAATTTGAGGGGGAGTATATTTTTCCCCAGCTGCGTCATCCCGCATGTTAACCGCAGAAGGGAATTCTTTAGAGATGTATTCGCACAAAGCTATAAACTTATCTGTTTCAGGAAAACCTTTACTCTCCGCGTCTTTAGGCCATAGCAATTGCCCTACCTCTAGTTTTGTCATCTCAGGGCAATAATGCTTTCTTACAAAAATTTTTTCGTCATCCGTTAAAAAGTGTTTGACCACTCTTTTTTTTACTTTCGTCCTATAACTTAACCCCTTCTCTATCCAATATTTTCGCAATGCTCTTCCGCGGACCGTACTACCCTTTTCATTTTCGTCGTTGAAAAGTTTCTTGGTGGTTGCGCTTAAGTCTCCATTAAGCTCCTCAAATAATTGAAGACTTTTTTCTTTCTCTTCTGGTTTTAAAATATACTCTTTCATTCAAAAAAAACATCTGTCTCGTTGCATATTTTTTTAGCAATTTTTTTGTAAAAGTTTTTTAAGTTTTTAATTTGTTTGTATCCAGCCTTCCTCCCCTTTTCGTTACTCTTGTAACCTAATACCCGTGCAACAACATCTTCTTCGATATGGTCAATAAAAAGCATTTTATAAATAATGTAATGACGATCGTTTAAAAACTGTCGCATTCTTAAATGCATAGATGATACAGCGCTCCCGATGTCATAATGGTCCTCTGGTGACGTACATCGATCATAAACATTCGTCTCTAATGAAACAGGAATTTTAATATCATAAGCTTGTTTTCGTGTTTTGTACCATTTAGCATACAAATCACATTCTTCAGATTGTAGCCCACTTTTAGTTACGGAACATAAATTGGATATTTGCCCTTTTCCTTGTTCCTTTGACTGGTTGTGCGGACAACTTATGCAAGGGCGAGCAAAATTAGAATAATTGTTACGAAGAATATTTTTTAACTGGTTGGATATAATTTTATTTATCCATGGCTCTATCGGTCTAGATTGATCCCATTGATTCCATTTGTTGTAAATGTGAGTCCGAATAATTTGTGATACGTCATCAAAGTCTATCCACGCCAAAGCATGAAGATGCCATTTGTAGTACCTCTTTCTTATCTCGTTGTCTATAACATCACATTTATCTTCATATCTCTCTTTATTCTTTTTCTCCACTGCTAATGTCCCTAGACTTACCTTGGGAAGAGGCACATTCAGCTTGGGAGACTCTGGCGAAATCTTCAGGAGACTTTTTTTTATGTTTGGTTTTGGCCGTGGCCCTATAGGTTATATCTTCGGGCTTTATAGGGTTATTAACCAAATCCTCTAAAGTGGTTTTGGTTGCCGACGAGGACAAATCAATATCATATTCTAACTTAGATAATGTAGGGATAACTTCTTCCCCTTCTTTCCCAGCTGATGCTCTTAGACTAGACTTGGACGCCGACGCACTCAACATTCCAAAAGCTGCAAAGGTTTCCCCACAGCTTTGACAGAAGTTGGGTTTCTTTAAAGTGTAACTATTTTTAGCTCCACATTCTGGACAAAATATACTAGCCATTTTTTATAATTTATTTTATTGGGTTGTTTTCTAGTTTATTTACTATAAATTTTAAAATTTCACTTCTCAGGATGTCTTCTTCAGAGAAACGAAATGTATGTATACCTTTTTCTTTACACTCATTATCGTCAAAAAGCTCCATAACGGGGGCAAAACCTGTTTTACCGTTAATGTCTGATTGCATAGGATCTCCACATATAAAATATTTAGAATTATTTCCAATACGGGTAATCAATGTCACGAGCTCTTTTCTTGTAAAATTTTGAGACTCATCAGCAATAATCAATTTATTGTCCCAGCTTGCACCTCGTAAATAATTAATAGGAGCACACTGTATTATTTTTTCTTCCATAAGCATTTTTATTTGGTCTGTAGATAAAAGCTCCGTAAGCTTATCTTGAAGGGGCATCATGAATGGGTGAAATTTTTCATCCACATCCCCCGGTAAACTCCCTAAATTTCTTTCTCCGCTTTCTGCTATAGTGCGAACATAAAATAAATCTTGATTCATATTCATGTTAAACAATTGCAATGCAGCGTAAATAGAAATGAAGGTCTTGGAGGAACCTGCTGGACCCGACACAAAAACTATTTTAGTGTTTTTGTCAAAGGCTATTTTTAGAAACTGATGTTGTTTTTCTGTTAACTCAAAATTTTTAAGATAAAGCTTGTATTTATTTTCCGCAAGTGATATTATTTTTCCCGACGCCGTAGATCTTTTTTTTCTACTCATCTACAAAGATTACACTTGACTGGGCACTAAAACCCTTTATTATTAAAAATAAATAATGGTTTTTCATGTTTTATCGATTCCTGTTCATCCTACACGCAAAGAAATAACCTTATGTGCTTTCACGCAAAAAGTTTATAAATTTTGCAAAGCCATGACCCACAGGGGTCATACTGTTTTTCACTATGGTCATCCCGACTCAAAAGTGCCTTGCACTCAACACTTTAATGTGGTTTCACGCTCCACCCACGAAGAAGTTTATAAAAAACAATCATGGAAAAATTTTCTGACTCAAAGTATTGAAAATGAGGTTCATAAAGAATTTAATAAAAATTCCGCCAATTTAATTAAAAAAAACAAACAAGGTGAAAATGATTTTGTTTTAGCTTTTTGGGGTATTGGTCATCAATCCTGCTGCGACCAACTTATTAAAGATTTTACCATTGTGGAGCCCAGCATTGGATACGATTCGGCTTTTGCTCCGTTCAAGGTTTTCGAAAGTTACGCGCAGCTCCATAAATTACAATTTTCTATACATAAAAATAATTTTCCGCCTTTTACCGATCACGTTATCCCTCCGGGTTTCTATTTTGAGGATTTCACCTACCAAAATAAAAAACAAAACTATTTGCTGTTCTTGGGGCGTATGATAAACAACAAAGGGATTGATATTGCCCAAAATTTATCTAAAGCCTCTTCTACTCCAATCAAATTTGTGGGCCCACAGAACTTAAAAAATGAACTCAAAAAAAACAACCCTCTGGCGGAATATATATCTACCGTAAGCGGCGATGAACGCAAAGAGCTTCTCGCCAACGCCAAAGCTTTAATAATGCCCAGTCTTTATGCGGAGCCGTGTGGATGGGCAATGATAGAAGCTTTCATTTCTGGTACTCCGGTTTTATCAACTGATTGGGGAGGCTTAGCAGAATATAATATTCACGGAAAAACAGGCTTTAGGTGCCGTTCCTTAAATGAGTTTTATCACGCTCTTAACATCATTGAAACCATTAGCCCTAAAGAATGTCGCCTCTATGCGGAAGAGAACTTCACCATTGACTTGGTGGCTAAAATGTATGAAAATTACTTTGAGTATTTAATTACAACGAAACGTTACGGGCTCGGAGCAGTACGGGAAAAATGTAATTTTTTAGTTAAATAAAATTTTAAACAACAAAAATCAAAAATAAGTGTAGATTATTAGGATATATGACCACAATCAAAAAGGAAACATCTAAGGTTGGGTTTGGGGACTTAGATACCTTTTTAAAAATCGCCCCTATTGTCGGATTAGCTATTATAGCTTATCTTCAAACTTTATTCCCGAGTAAAGTGGAGTTCGATAAAGTTCACGATAAGCTTATTCAAATGGACAAAAAAATTACCGAAATGGCGGTTTTGCAAAATGCCATCTCCGGCAATACTGTAGACATAGATGACCTTGAAACTCGCCTCCGATTAATAGAAGTAGAGCTCGCTCGTCATAGCGCTAAAGACAGCAAAAATACGCCAAAAAAAACACCATAATAAAATTGACAAATTCACATTTAAAAGTATCATAAATAATGAGTCATATTTCCGGAACCTATACTTATTCCTTCGTTAGACTAGAACCTTTCTACAATAACAGCAACAAAACCGGCATCTCTTCATTGGTCGTTGGAATGAACTGCCAATTTTCAGGAGTAGACGAACAATCTAACCCGATAACAGAAAGCTCTTACATAGACGGAACCACTGGTTTTGTTGAATACGTACCAACCCCGGATTTTCCCACCTCGGGAACCACAGGAATGGCCGCGGTCTCTATCAATCTTACCCCAGAATATGTAACAGACAATATTAGCGGAATAGCCAACGACTACGCTTCCGCCCTATGTTGGTGTCATCAATTGTCTGGTCAAATTTCAGGCAAAATTCAAAGCCCAGTTAGAGACACTAATTTTCCGTACCCTTCAGGTGATCCCCTATTTCCCCCAGTAGATCCTCACGACATGTAAACAAACAAAAAGCCCCGCGAAAGCGGGGCTTTTTTCTTAGACTCTACAGGTTGATTACTTGCGCACTGGTCTTTTCTTTCGATCTCCTCCTCGACGAGAACGATCTCCTCGTTCGCGACGCGACTTACTGCCCTTTTGAGCCCCTCTTTTCACTCTCTCTGCTATAGCTTTACGCATGGCAGCTTTTTCTTGATCACATAATTTGCCATCTTTGTTTTTATCAAACCTCTTAAGGATTGCCTCTTTAGAAGCTCTATGCGGTGCCATCTTCTTTCGGAGGGCGGCATACTTTTCCTTAGCTTGAGCTTCGGTAAGTTTTCCAGTTTTCACTGCTTCTCTGATTTTTTTTGCCGCAGCAGCATATTTCTTTCGAGCTTCTGCTGCTTTAGCTTGATTGGGGGAAGCTTTTCCTTTAGCGTGTGCTACTTTATTAGTTTTATGGCTTTTGTCGGCTTGAACTGTACTGCCTCCTAAAAATAAGGCTGCCGTAATAATGAATATAATATATTTCTTCATAAATTATTCTCCGGGTTGGTTGCCATCAATGACTTCATCTCTTTTATTTTTGAACTCTTCGCGAATCTCTTTAATACGAGCATGAACTTCGGTGCGATGACTTTTCATTGTTTCCATCCACTCTTTTCTGGAAGCCGCCATTTGCTCTCTGAGAATCTTTTTCTCATCGTCTGTGGCATCCTTCCACTTGTCTCTATCGAAACCGGCCCAATGCTTTTTAGAAGCTTCCTTAAAAGCTTCACGTAATTCCTTGATCTTGGCGTCATCCAAAACAAGCTTACCAAACGCATTTCCCTTATGGCGCACTTTGTGGCCTTTCCTCTTAGATTCACCACGATTCTTTTTACGCTTTTCGAAAGCCGCCTTCAATCGTTCTTTTATCTTTTTATGATCAATTTTCTTTTCATGTTTGGGACGTTCCGGCTTTTCTTTATCTTTTTGAGGGTGGGCTTGAACTGATGTTAGCGAAACTGCAATGGCAGCTACTAACCCGACTTTTATTAAATGTTTCATAGACATATCATGTATACACTGCAAGAATTGTGCCAGAACTTTTTTTCCGTTTTTCTTTTATTTTCTTGCAACAAAATAATTTACGTGAGGGATATTCCCCGATTTAAAATAAGTTGAGGTAAATAATCC